GGATTGTTGCACATTAAAGGTGAAAACATCTCTCGTGCTCAGCTAGAAGCCTTCAAACGTCAGTGGTTCAATCAAATCAGCAATACTCGAAACTCATTTAGACCGCCTATCATTGGTATGGCGGACGAAGTAAAATGGGTTCCTTTGGCTCAGTCAAACCGTGAAATGGAATTTGAGCAATGGATGAATTATCTTATTCGTATTTGCTGTGCGGTTTACCAGATCGACCCTGCTGAAATCAATTTCGACATTAGTAAAGTAAACACTTCAACTCTGAATGAGTCTTCAAACGAGACCAGAATTAAATCTTCTCGTGACAAAGGTCTGAAGCCTTTGCTTGATTATATTCAGAACTTGATCAACAACAACATTCTTCCTCGATGGAATCCTGAATATGCGAAGAAGTATCGTTTTGAGTTTGTTGGTCTTGATGCTGAAACTAGGCAACAAGAAATCGACCGACTTGAGAAAGAGACAAGAGTTTGGAAAACCATTAATGAAGCTCGAATCGAAATGGGTAAGGCCCCGCTTGAGGATGGTGACATAGTCCTTAACGCTATTTACTCTCAGTACCTTGCACAGAAGCTTCAGCAAGATCAAATGGATCAACAACAAGACATGCAGCAAGATGGCATGGATGATAGTGGAGACGGTACTAATGGCCCTCCTAACTACGATCAAGATGCTCAACACTCTGAAGAAGCAAAAAAACTTGAAGAAGAGTTTAATAAAGAACTTGAAGGTCTAGCGTCTGAGATGGGCACTCCAAACAAGCCCGATAAGAAAAAAGACGAGGCCAAAAAGTCAATCGAGTATTATACCGATGAAGATTAAGGTTGAGCTTGAGAAAGGCGAAACAGTAGCCGAAGCTGACGAGTTCTTAGCTAAGGCTCTGGTAGCTAAGTCAGAATGTGATCACGGAGAAAAGTATTCTGACGAAGCTATGAACGAAGCGCACGAGCATATCTGCGCTTCTTTTCGCACAATGACTAGCGAATTACATCAACATATCAAGGAAATTATCGAAGATGCTACTGGAACAAAGAGTTCAGGACAGAATTAACGACGCAATTGATCAGGCGTACTTATCATTTTTGATAACCCTGATTGGTTACGACGTACTTTCCGCTGACGATAAGCGAAAAGCCACTCTGCTTGGCCTTGTTCAAATCAACAGACCTTTGATTGATTCCCTATATTCCGTTGCAAAACAAAGAAGTACCGAGCGAGATAGAAAGCCTGTGAAACTCAGGGATCTTATCGCATACGCAAATCTACAAGGCGTATTGCCACTGACTGATGCACAAGCCTACTCGCTAGAGCACGCCAAGCGTGAAATGTACGATGCTTTGCAGAATTCCAGAGAAGAGTACCAAAAGAAAATCAGACAGTCTATTTTAAGAGCTAACGATGATGCTAGGCATTCTGAGTTAGCGCAGAACGTTACGTCGCAAGAAAGACAAGCTAGACGTGCAACTCAAATAGGAGTTCTACTCGTTGGCCTGAGTAACTTATTGACTAAACTCGAAGATTCATTCACCAAAGGTGCTACTGTAGCTCTAACTAATTTGATCAATAACGCCGCAGTAGATGAGATTTCCGTAAACTCGTTGATCAATCAAGTTAAGCCTGGAGAAGCCCTTGTTTACAAGAAAGTCGTAAACGACGGTAGTCTGTGTGCTTGGTGCTCTAAATTTTACACTAATAAAGATGGTTCGCCTAAAGTCTATAAACTATCAGACCTTTTAGCGAATGGTTCTAACGATGGTTTACCGAAGTCCTCTTGGAAACCTGTCGTCGGATCAACGCATCCACGCTGCCGCTGCCAACTTCATTATCTAGCGGCAAGCCAAACGCCTCAGAAATAAATTCATCAGTGCTCTGCTCGAAAAAGGATGGCTGTGCTTTCTCAAGCGCACCTACCGTTGGAGCTTTTTCTGGAGAAGCTGGGGTGAGTTTTGTAATAGCTCCGCCTCGATTCAAAAATTCTGCGACCGATTCAGTTTTCATTTTTATAAATCCTTTTAATGTATTGCTGCTCAAACGGTAGATCGTCAATGTACGATTCAGGTTTAGGAAGAATGGCGTGTATGTAATTTTCTAGACCTATTTGTTTAACTACACTTTCTGCATGATCGCTGCCGCCCTGAGACCATATAACCACATTCCAACCGATAGCAAAAAGGTCTTTTACCAGTTGAATGTGAACGTGATGCAAGCGAACCACTAAGTTTCCATTTTCCAAGCTTAATACTTTAGAACGAGGATCTGCTAAGTCGGCATTCCACATAATCAACGTATCATCTACGTCGCAAAATACAGTTCGTTTGTCTGAAAGCTTAAAATAGCTCACAGTCCCTCTTCTCTCAGTCGCAAGCCTACAGGAAATCTTGGCACTTTGTTCTTGCCTGTCAGTCCTTGGAATTGTACTGTCAGCAACTTGCCAACACAAAGCGTGGGGTCATTCAGAAACTTTTTCGTTTCTTCCTGGTTTCCGGTCATCTTGACCTCAAACTCAGTGCCTTCTTGCGTCCTGCATAGAAAAGCACCTAGTAGACCCTGTAGTTTTCCCTTCCCCTCAACAACGCCTACAATCTCAAATTCTGCATCGTCGAATTCTTTGACTTTTTGCAGGTTGTAGGAACGTTTGCTTTCATACATCGCAGCATTGTTACGCAGCATGGTGCCTTCGTAACCCGCTTTTCGATGTTCCTTAAAAATAGTTGAAATGTCGGCTTCTGTGCGAATGCCTTCGGTTTTCACCAAACGAAGTGGCTCTCGATCAGACCATAAAGCATTCAGCGTAAGCCAACGAGCACGCTGCAAATTTGTACCATCGAGCACCACATCATAAATATGATATTGAACCTTCTCTGCTTCAGGTGTTGGATTCTCTTTTCGCACTGCTGAAACAATCTTTTCAAAATCGTGCTTCAAATCGTGATTATACAATTCGCCATCGAGAATCAAATTCTCGAATCTAGCAAAATGGAATGCGATGGACTTCTCAATGTGAGGACAGCTAGTAATACGTTTTCTGGTGCGAGACCAGAGTGTTACGTTTGGTCCTTTTTTGATTGCAATACAGCGAATACCGTCAAGCTTTGGTTGAGCAAGACATGGAAATTGAATCTTATCGCCATGCTTTTCGTAGACGTGTGCCAGCATCGGCTCAAATCCACCTTCGATTAGATCGTCAACTTCGCCAGCTTGTGCAGCTTCAATCGACTCTACATAACCTTTCTTTTTCTTCTTTTCCCACTTAGAAAGAGCTTCTTTACAAGCTTGCTCATACACCGAAGTTTCGTTCTTTTTGCCAATATTCTTACCTTCAGTGATAGTGTCGAAAGTTGTTTGCATTTTGCCGCCCACTTCACCAAAAGTAGAATTTACATGACAGCGACCGTCCATCTTTTGTGCAACGTAAACCTCCCATTGCTCAATCTTTCCAGTCGTACTTTTTTTGTAAAGTGTAGGCAGATTCATTACTGCGCTCCCTGTTCAAACTCTTGCTCAGCTTCCTTCAATCCCTGCTCGAAAGACTTCGTAGCCTTTCCAAGACAATAGCCGACAGAACCTTTGCAGTCCTCTTCAAAAGCATTCAAAGCCTTCACTGCCAGAACTCCCAAAGAGACGTAATACCCTACAAGCAATACCACTGTGACTACGAAAAGCGCCTTAATCATGGAACCCATATCTTTATCTCCTTGTCTTTAAACTCTTCCACCACGGCTAGAGTTTTCTCCCAAGGCACTCGAAATAACCCCGAGTTAATCCTTGGCATGTTTACAATTTCAGTATCCGATACTTGATCAAACAAGTCAACTAAAGATTCTTTCGTAGCCTTTAAAATCTCATCTTGATACAAGGCTTTAGAACCATAGCCAGTAGAAGTAAAAAGACAACCTACTTTATGCCACTTGCCTTCTAGGATGATTGCTTTGCCAAGAAGGGAATTGCCTTTAAGAGCGCAGACATCGGCGTAGGCTTTGTAGTATTGAGGGTAAAGCCGACAGAACGTCGCAGCAATACCCGCACCCCAAACGCCTTGAGTGTTGCAAGCGTGAACTAGTAGCGCACCTTTAGGGGCATCAAATAGATTTCCTTTTACTTCGACAATCATAACTCTCCTTATCTTACGAAGATGTGCAATGGAGCTATCCAATAACCGCCATTTTCACGATCTAAAACAACTCGATCAACTTTTGCAGGACCACGGACTGATTTATAGCATCTGTGATCTTTGTCAATTTGTGCCCATTTAAGCATCTGATCATGAGTAAACTGATCGCCACCTTTGATCACATGAACAACTATGCCGTCAACAGGACGGCTGTATTGAGTACAGTAAAGATACTTGCCAAGGAGATGGTTCATAACTCAAACTCCCTGACATGATTTGTCGGCATATACATTTCATCGCAGATCGACGCATTGATATAAGTGACGCCGTTGAAATTGGTCTCGCCAGTGCTGCCGTGAATATGTCCAAAAACGTGAAGCTTCAATTGCTTCAGTTCCTTAATTCTGTCAGCAAGATCCATACAGCCAACTCGCTCTTTAGGAGTCATGCCGTCAGCGTAATAAACAATATCTAGAAATCCCGCAGGGGGACCGTGAGTGATGAGCACTTGCACGTCGTCTGGAATTCTGTCCCAATGCTTTTTGATGTCTGGACCTCTCCAACGATTCCAAGCCCAGTCGTGAAACCAAGGAGTAATTGCGGAACCGTAAAATTTGACACCATCAATAACAACTTCGCCTTCGTCAATGAAGTGAACTCGTGGACAAACGGACAGTGCTAACTGTTTAGCATTTTGGAAATCTCGCTCAACTTCAACTTCGTGATTTCCTTGCACGCTGATAATATGCTTTGCTGGCTGCTTGTTCAACCACTCGTGAAAATTTTTCACAAGATGACGCTCACCACGAAAACTATAGTCCCCTGCGCTGATAAGAACATCGCACTCAGGAATTACGAGTTTTTTCCACTTTGCATGGGTGTCACTGATCATCACTATTTTCATACTAATCTAACCCTTCCTGAATAAGAAGCTTTGATAACTCGTGCAGGTCTGCTACAAAACAAAGCTCCGCACATCATTGTGGATTTTCTGTGTGCTTTATAGACTTCGCCAAGATGAAGTTGAAAATCAGTAGGATCAACGACGATAACTGAGTTCTTCATCCATATAAGTTGACCGTCAGAACCACACTCTTTCATAAACTCAATAGATAAGTCTTCTATGTCTTGAATGTGCAAATCACCATTGATTTCCGGCACTGAGTTTTTCAACTTGCTGGCAAATTTGTGTAACTCTTGTATGCCAAAGTGCGTAATTGCAGCTTCTCTAAACTGACGATGTTCCGGCGAGTTGGTTAAAAGGTCTACGTCAAAAATCTCTTTCATCGGCAATCGTTGCTGTCTGAATTTCAGACTATCCTCGTCTTGCATAGCGCCCATTTCAACGCAAGTGATGTATAGTTGATCATCAAAAGCTTGATCTACCGGACGATGAATTACTCTACCTATTTCACGCTCGACAAACAAACCTGGACTAATTGGTTCAATTGGACCACTGGGAGTCATGATGACTGCTTTAGTCTTGTTCATACGTTCCCCTGCTTATCTACGCACTCTTTGGCAAACTTAAACAACTGACCGCCAATAGCTTTCCTTGCTGCCTTGACTTCGGATTCATCGCCTTGGATTTGTCCTTCGGCAATCAAGTCTGCTACATAATCAGCACAGATTTGTGGCAAAGTAGCTGGGTATTCTCGAATATATCTTTCGTCACGAGATAGTAATTTTTCCATGCGTATAGGTTGGAACAAGTGCCCATACTTTGTCAATGCAATATTTTCCTGGTCTTGCTTAATCGTCTTGGCCTTGGGGTCTCCCTTGGTCCACTGGGTCTCTTCGGCCTCAAACACCTTCTTTAAGCGGTGCCCTAAGACAGTCACCACAACACCTTCAGGTCGCATAAAGCCTGGACACAAGCGAGAACCATTAGTCTTCAAGTCCAGCATCACTTCTTCAATCTTAGCTAGATCAAACGGTCCTTGATACAGTACCGGAACAACTACTGTCTGTGGAGGAAGCGGTCGCTCAGGTGGAAATTTCCAATGGTCAAACAGTACGAACACCTTATGATCAAGTCCTTCGCCTGAATTTACTCCTAGTCCTGCCCACTCACCGAAGTGCTGCCCTACTCCTAACTTTCGGATGAACTCTTCTTTATGTTTGTCCACAAACGCCGCAAAGCCGTAATTATCGTCTCCAGGGTAGATCCAACGAGTCCTTGAGCCACAACGAATGAAATAGTATTTACCATCAACTTCTACAGTCTCAGTTGTACCTTTAGTCATCCACTCAGGAGCATTCTCGATATTCTCTGGGTACTCTAAAATAACGATCTGGGCATTGGTGCCGTGAATCTTCTGGGTGATGCACATGTCAATCTTCTTAATAGATGTAATTTTTTCAAAAGCTTTAAAGTCCATAGCTCCTCCTATGTAAAACATACTATTTCAGTCCACCTTAATAGTCAAGCAAAAAAGTACGGCTTGACTATCGCTGATCATTTTGATACGTTTGATTATGAGGAAACGGAGGAATAAAGATGAGCGTACAAGATAAGATTGCGGAGCTTGAGCGTCAAGTAGCTAGGAAGAAAGCCCTAGTTAACGCCAAGATTACGCTGCCCAAGGACACGCCAGAAGACGTAAAGGCTGAAGTCAATGCTCTGATCACAGAGGCATTACTTAAGATTGCGTCTGACGATTCTAGTCAGGATGCTGAGACTTTCACTGCTGATGAGGTTATGATACTGAAATTGTTAGCTAAACGAGCACAAACAAAATCAGTGGCTTCTGAACAAGCGAAGCAAAATACCACAAATGTGGTATCGCCGAACGCTGAACTGGGTGAGAAAGTCCACGGCAAAATTGAAAAGAATCCCGCTTTTATCGAAGGTAGTTACGTTGGTCGAGAGGCTGAAATCATGTCTCTAGATGCCGTACCTGTGCGACAGCGTGGAAAAGTTACACCAATGGAAAAATGTAAAGTAATGGAACAAAGAGAAGATGGATTGCTGCACATCTTGACGATTGGCGGCGTCCGTTTTAATATTTCACCAGACGATTTAAACTTCGACATTGAGTCGAAATAATAAGGAGAAGGAAAATGAGCGGTTTCAAACGTAAAAAACAAATGACGAAGCGTGAGTTGCAGGATCAAGTTGGCAATCAAGCCAGCAATGCTGTGCAAATGGTTCAAGGTCTTGCGATGGTTGTTAATCAGCAAATTCGCAACCTTAAACT